CCGCAGCACAGCGGCAATGGGTTGGGCTGACGGATGCGGAAGTAATGCAGACGATGAGTGGCGATTGGACAAGCCAGTTTTACTTTGCCCGAGCCATCGAAGCCAAACTCAAGGAGAAGAACACATGAACCTAGCCCGTTATATGCAGGCTGTTGACAAGGACGGTGTTGTCTCCTATCGATACAACCCACCTGCCGATGCTGTCAAAGCAAACATTGTCAAGCGCATCAACATAGGCACCAACCTTGTTGAGGCCATCAACTATTGCAACGAACAGAATGAATTGCTTGACGAGTGGAGGATGCACCATCGCTACCTCAAACACTTGACACACAACTCAGTCGTTCACGACCTCATCAAGAGCTACTTCAACAGCTTAGAATACAGCAGGCTTGCACCGAAGACCAAGCAAGACTACGCCTACTACATCACGCAATGGCAATCCAACCGCACAGCAGGACAGACTCTGTTGCACACAAGGATAGGCAACTTAACCACACCAGTGTGTCAACAAATCTATGACAACCATGCAAGCAACAGCGTCAGCTTAGCCAACCATTCATTGGCTGTGTATCGCCTGTTGTTTAGCTATGCTATCCGCAATGGATTCTGTACATTCAATCCGTTCACCAATGTCAAACGTCAGACAGACCGACCACGCCGCACAGTGTGGACAAAGGAACATGTCAAAGCTTTCATGGCTACAGCGTTCAGCAAGTATGAATGGCGAAGTATTGGTCTCATTGTGTACACCGCCTATTGTGCAGCGCAACGTCTTGGTGACATGCGTATGCTGACATGGGACAGCTATGACATCAACACAGGAGTGTTGTCGTTGGAGCAGAGCAAGCGCAGAGCAAGGGTAGCTATACCACTGCCGAAGGACTTGCAGGACATGCTCAAGCAACAACACCTTGACTTGTCATGGCAACCGTTTATAATGCCAGCTTCAACGAAGAACACACCCAAGCCTTACAGCTTGCAGCAGTTGAGCAAGGTGGGTAAGTTGGTGATGAAAGAAGCAGGTCTACCTGATGAACTTCAACTCATGGACTTGCGCCGCACAGCCATCACAGAGATGGTGGAAGTTGGTGTTGCTCTCACAAACGTCATGGCCTTGAGTGGTCATGCCACTGTGCATAGCCTTACACCGTATGTCAAACACACATTGAAGAGTGCCACTGTTGCACAGGAACTAAGGGGTATGGTATGAGCGCTTGGCTTATCGCAACTATCGGTGTCGTGTACGCCGTCATCGCGGGTGATCTGTTGCTTAAAGGCAACACAGGACTTGGTGTAGCCTTTGTTGGCTATGCCATTGGTAACATCGGACTAACATTGGAAGCAATGAAACTATGAAGCAGTACCGACTACCTGTTGACTGGGACGCTATGCAGAAAATCACTGCTGCTGTTCTCGTCGAAGACCTAGACAGTCTACACAACGACTGGAACACAGTGTATGGACGTGACAGGGGTATGGTGTTCACTGATGATCGAGACGTAGACCTTGCTGAAATATCAAAGCACATCGCTGCTTTCAAACTACTAATCAAATACTACGGAGGAACTGTGAAATGAAAGAGACATTCTCAGCACAACATGTTGTCAGCAATCTGCAAAGGAACGTTGATCAAGACCGTATCAAATACATGGTGCGTGACAGTATTGCACGACAACTGGCACAGCATATTGCCGAATGCACAATCAAAGAAGAGGTCGGTGACTTTTCCACGACATACTCTTGTCGTGTGATTGTTGCTGACGTTGATCATTTCTACAGGCTCGTCGAAAGAGCAGCATTGGACATTTCACACCGCATGTCACCACTACAAATTGGAGAAACAAAATGACAACAGCAAAACTTATTTGGGCAACACCTGACGCTGACAAACACATCGGCTATTGCGCCCGTGTCAGCAACCCCAACAACCAAGACAACCCCAACGTGGCAGGACTGCTTAGCTATTGCGCTCGTAACGCACACTGGTCTGTGTTTGAAATGGCAAGTGTCTGCATTGAAGTGTCCACCACCCGTGACATTGCACGACAAATATTGCGACACAGAAGCTTCAGCTTCCAAGAGTTTAGCCAGCGTTATGCTGACGCTACACAGCTTGGTGAATTCGCTATTCGGGAATGCCGAATGCAAGACAACAAGAATCGTCAGAACTCTTTAGAGACAGACGACTTAGAACTCACAGTGTGGTGGGCAGCAGCACAGAAGCGAATGATTGACGAGACAGAGTTTCTGTACAGCGAAGCATTGAAGCGTGGCATTGCCAAAGAACAAGCTCGTGCTCTGTTGCCTGAAGGGTTGACACCATCTAAGCTGTACGTCACTGGCACTATGCGTAGCTGGATTACATTCTTGCAAGCACGAATTGATTTAGCCACACAGAAGGAGCATCGACTGGTGGCACAGGATGTGTTGACTGTGTTGCGTGACGTTGCACCTGTGACGGTTGGTGCTTTCTTTCCTTTGGAGGATGTATGACTTGCAATTGCTCACCGCTTTCCCCATTCCTGTGGAAGCAACACCCCCGCCCCTCCATCTTCGCTGACGATCCCTTGTTCAAGGCTAAGCAATCTGGTAAGACCGCATCGCAGATCAGCACAGAAGTTGTGAAGCGTAAGCGTGACGAGGGTATTGAGATTGGCACCATCTACGGACTCAACAGAGAACGTGACGAGGCGTTGTTGCATGCCAAACGCTTTCATGTATACAGCAAGGCTGGTGTGAAATGAAACAATACAAGTTCGGTGTTCAACGAGATATATGGAGTGACAGCATCACTTTACGCATTGGGTACCCGTCAGAGAACGGTATGTTTTATCACGCAAAACCAATTCAAATGGAAGCCATTGAGACTGGTATGCTTACAGAACCGTGTCTCAGTTTGATGTTGGAAGAGGCGCAGTTATTGATGGATAACATGTGGGATGCTGGTGTTCGACCTTCACAGTCAGTTGGTACTGCTGGTCAACTTGATGCTACTAAGTATCATTTGGAAGACATGCGCCGACTCGTATTCAAGGATCGTAAATGAGTTTCATACAGACACACGTTGCCTGTCCTGCTTGTGCCAGCAGTGACGGTGCATCAATCAACGCAGACGGTAGTACATACTGCTTTGTCTGTTCAGTATTAACCCCCGGTACAGAAGGAATAGAAGTGATCGAACCAATTGCAGAACCCGTCAAAGACATGAGCTTCACTAAGGCTTTCGCTACAGGTGTGCCAGTGTCTGTGTCAGAAAGACGCATCACTAAAACAACGATGGAGAAGTATGGTGTTGTCCGTGACAACGGCAAATACTACTTCCCCTACTACGACAAAGACTCTGTGCTGGTGGCAGCAAAGGTTAGACCTGTTGATCGCAAAGACTTCAGCGCTGTCGGTAGCTGGAAAGCTGCAACGCTGTTCGGTCAAAACCTCTACCCTTCCGGTGGCAAGTATCTGACAATCACTGAAGGTGAGTTCGATGCACTGGCTGCGTTCCAGATGACAGGATCAAAGTGGCCTGTGGTATCTATCAGGAACGGTGCAGCTTCAGCATTGAAAGATTGCAAAGCCAACTACGAATACATCAACAGTTTTGAAACCATTGTCGTTTGTTTTGATGGTGATGAACCCGGCATCAAGGCGGCGAAGGAAGTGGCTGAGTTGTTCGGCAGCAAGTGTAAGATATTCAAGCCCATGCCCGACATGAAGGATGCATGTGATTGGTTGTCAGCAAGTAAGGAAGCACAGTTTGTTGACCGCTGGTGGAGGGCTGAGCAGTTTGTACCTGATGGTATTGTCTCAGGTAGTACGCTGTGGGACTTGGTCGCTGAGCCTATGGCACCTGCCGATTGCAAGTATCCGTGGGATGGGTTGAACGAACTCACCTATGGTATTCGTCTCGGTGAACTCGTCACCATCACAGCAGGCTCAGGCTTGGGTAAGTCTCAGGTGTTGCGTGAGTTGGTGTGGCATCTGATTCAGAACACACAAGACAACATCGGCTTGATGTTCTTGGAAGAGAGCGTTCGCAAGACAGCGTTGTCCATGATGTCGCTTGCTGCCAATGCACCGTTGCACTTGCCCGATGCTGTTGTGTCTGATGAAGAACGTAAGAATGCTTTCGATGCTACGCTTGGCACTGGTCGGCTGTATCTGTTTGACCACTTCGGATCGACAAGCATCGAGAACATTGTCAACCGTGTTCGCTATCTGGCGAAGGGTATGTCATGTAAGTATGTGTTCCTTGACCACTTGTCCATCATCATCTCCAGTCAGGAGAGTGGTGACGAACGTAAAGCTTTGGATGAAGTGATGACGAAGCTGCGTATGCTGGTGCAAGAAACCAACATCGCTCTCATCTTGGTCAGTCATTTAAAGCGTCCGTCTGACAAAGGTCATGAGGAAGGTGCAGCTACATCATTGGCACAGCTTCGTGGGTCAGCATCGATTGCACAGCTTAGTGACATGGTGTTGGGGCTGGAGCGTAATGGTCAGGCTGAAGACCTTATTGAGCGCAACACCACCCATGTTCGTGTTCTTAAGAACCGTTATGCTGGCATCACAGGGCCAGCTTGCCACTTGCTCTACAACAAAGAGACAGGTAGAATGTTTCAAACCGAAGTTGAACAGGATGTGTTATGACCAGAGAAGACATCATCCGCATGGCGCGGGAGGTTGGAGCAATCCATATTCATGGCAGACCAAATGAATTTGCAATTGTTGGCAATGACTCGATCAAAGCATTTGCCGCCCTTGTCGCCGCAGCAGAGCGAGAGCAAATAGCTGACGAGTGGTCAATGTGTGTTCAGTCTGATCTTGAGAATGGTGTTAAATCACTCAATGAACAAGCGGCAAAAGATTGGTTTAAGAACTATCCTGAAACTGCAAAGTTTGGCGAATGGTTGTCAGCAAGGGGACAAGCATGAAAGCAATCATTGGACCTTACCCAAACGACAACGAGAACCGAGTCGTCACTGTACTCCTTGATCCCTACGACACATGGAACATGGATCACACATTAGCGCTCATCATTGTGCCGATGCTCAAGCAGTTGAAGGCAACGAAGCATGGTGCTCCATCGGTTGATGACGAGTATGTACCAGAACATCTTCGCTCTACATCAGCACCACCTAAAGAGAATGAGTGGGACATTGACGACAACCATTTCAAACGATGGGACTATGTCATTGATGAAATGATTTGGGCTATGGAACAGATCGTTGCTCATGACAATGAAGGTTTATTCTTTGACCACTCTGAAGTGGATGAAGAAGCTGACCTGACTGACCAGATTGCACAGATCAAGTGTGACCTTGTTGCACTGGATGCACACAGAAAACGTATCGCCAACGGCACTAAGCTGTTTGGTATTTTCTTTCAAAACCTTTGGGACTAACTATGAAAACCTACAAAGAACTTGAACGTGAAGCTTACATTGCAGGCAACACAGAATTGGCTAAGCTCTATGCTGAGTTGATCGATACCAAATACTACCTTGATTGTCAGGGTTGTGTATGTGAGGAGTGTGATGATGAGTGACGGCGGCAAAGGATCAACACAACGACCACGCTCCATTGCTGATGAAGAGTGGAGCAACCGATGGGATGCCATCTTCGGCAGGGATAAACCGAAACAACCAGAGGACAAACCCGATGACAAAGTGGCTGAACAACACCCTGATCGAGGGTGACTATCTAACCGTCTGCTTCACTGAGCAGGAGTACACAAAGACTTTGAAGTCTTTGAAGATACCCATTGCTGATTGGGACAGATGGTTGTCGCAAGATGCATTGGCAACAACGCACTACTTCAACACACCGAAGGGTAATAGAGTTACCATCGTTTGCATCCCTGTTAAACCAGAGGTCAACGGTGTTGATGTTGCTTCCTTGCTGGTGCATGAAGCTGTTCATGTTGTGCAGGAATACTTCAGATTCATTGGCGAAGACAATCCCGGCATTGAGATTGAGGCATACTCTATACAGAACATCAGTGCTGCGCTCATGAGGGCGTATCGTGATAGACTATTTCCTAAAGTGAAGGACAAGAAAGATGGATTACATTTGGGACATAGAGACGTACAAGACAGCGTTCACGTTCTCAGCGATCAGCGTTGATGAATCGCATGTCGTTGCGTTTGAATGTTCACAGCGCAAGAACGAAGCTGACAAGTTGTTCAGTTTCCTTGACGAACTCAGGCGCAAGAAGCACAGGATGGTAGGCTTCAACAACATTGGCTTTGACTACCCTGTGTTGCATGACCTTTTGTCTGTGCGTGACAAAGCCCTCACTGTATCTGGTAAGGCTGTTGCCACTCGCGTGTACAAGAAGGCGCAGTCGATCATTGGTAGTGACGACAGGTTTGGTCACATCATTCGTGAAAGCCAACAACATGTACAGCAGATTGACCTGTTCAAGATAATGCACTTCGACAATCCTGCACGAGCCACATCGTTGAAGGCACTTGAATTCAACATGAAAGCTGACAGCATTGTTGACCTGCCCTATGATCCTCACTCTGACCTGTTAGATGACCAGATCGATGTGTTGCTTGTATACAACATGCATGATGTGAAGATGACGTTGTTGTTCTACAAAGAATGCCTGTCACAAATCACATTCCGTGAAGAGTTGTCTGTGAAATACAAACGCAACTTCCTCAACCATAATGATACGAAGATTGGTAAAGACTACTTCATCATGCGGCTTGAAGAAGACATGCCCGGTAGTTGCTATCGCGTTGGTAAGAAGGGTGAGCGTCACCTCAATCAAACGAAGCGTGAAGTTATTCACATCAAGGACTGCCTGTTCAACTACTACGACTTCAAGCGCCCTGAGTTTAAGCTTGTGCTTGATTGGTTTGCTGCACAGTCTTTGACAGAAACCAAAGGTGCTTTGTCTGACATTGAAGAGCATGACCTTGGTGACTTAGCTGCCTATGCTGAGATGGTGACGAAGCGTCAGAAGTGGTTTAATAAACCAAGCGATGATGTTGTTGCCATGTTCAAAGAACAACACCCGTTGGGGTGGGTGTCAGAGGAAGAGTTGAAGGCTAAGAAGAAGGGGGAGAAACAATACAGCTATTGGAAGAACTGGAAAGTTGCTACCAACTTGAACGTTGTCATCAATGGTTTTCGTTTCGACTTCGGTACTGGTGGTATTCACGGGTCTATTGAGAGCGCCATCGTCAGTGCAGATGACACCTACGAGATTGTCGATGCTGACGTTGCTTCTATGTATCCCAACATTGCCATTGCCAACCGTGTCTATCCTGAACACTTGTCTGAGAAGTTCTGTGACATCTATCAAGACGTGTACAACCAGCGTAAGAGCTACCCCAAAGGTAGTGCAGAGAACGCTATGTTGAAGCTTGCTTTGAACGGTGTGTATGGGGACAGTAACAACCGATACAGTCCCTTCTATGACCCTCAGTATACGATGGCAATCACCATCAATGGTCAGCTTAGTCTGTGCCTGTTGGCTGAGAAGCTGATGGACATTGAAGGCTTGTCCATTGTGCAGGTCAACACTGACGGCATCACTGTGAAGCTGCCTCGTGACAAGCGTGATCAGTACAACTGTGTCTGTGAAGTGTGGCAAAACCAAGTTGGTTTGCAGCTTGAGTATGCTGAGTATTCAAAGATGATTATCCGTGACGTGAACAACTACATCGCTGTGTATACAAACGGTAAGGTGAAGCGTAAGGGTGCGTATCAGTATGAAGACTTAGGCTGGCATCAAGATCAAGGTGGTCTTGTAATACCGAAAGCTGCTGAGGCTGCTATGCTTCACGGCATTCCTCTCGATGTGTACATCAAGGGTCACAAGAACATGTACGACTTCATGTTGCGGGTAAAGGTGCCACGCAGTAGCAAGCTTGTGATGGTGATGGATGATGGCACTGAGGTGCAGCAACAGAACATGTGTAGATTCTATGCATGCAATGCTGGTGGTGCTCTCATCAAGGTGATGCCACCCCTCAAGGAAGAAGCTGAGTCAAGGCGTATGGCGATTGGTGAAGGCTACGGTATGTGGACATGCAATGACATCAACGACTTCACATGGAAAGACCTTGATTACAAATACTACATTGACGCTGCTGAAAAGCTAGTGATACAATGAGTGTAAGCAGGAAGCTGACCCCTGTTAAATTGGTCAGCAACAAACCAAAGGAACTCAAATGAGTGATAAAGTGAAACTGAAGTGTGATATTTATTGGGCACAACTCAATCGTAAGAACGAAATGTCCGATGCATATCAGGTTAATCTGTGCAATCTGTCCGACAAAGCTGTTGCTGCATTGGAAGACATGGGCATCTCCATTCAGGAGAACGCTGAGAAGAAGCCTGAGATGGGTAAGTACATCACTTGCAAGTCTCAGAAACCAATCAAAGCTTTCGACACAGATGGTGTAGACATTGTCGAAGACATTGGTAACGGTAGTAAAGCTGTCTGCCTGATCAGTGCATATAGCTGGACGTACAAGAACAAGAAAGGTGTCAGCCCTTCGTTGTCTAAGTTGGTTGTCACTGACTTGGTTGAATACGCTGGTGCCAACAACGTGTCGGTTGACGACGAAGACGTTCTGTAATGAAAGCACTTCTGGACTCGGACATATACGGGTACAGAGCATCAGCCGCATGTGAGAATGAAGATGTTAAACAAGCTTGTCGATCCGTTGACAGCCTTATCATCAACACTCTCATGTGCGGTGTAGACAAGTGTGGTTATGTTGATCAGTGGCAACTCTACCTAACAGGTAAGAATAACTTCCGATACAACATAGCTGTGACAGCGCCTTACAAAGGCAACAGAGTGGACAAGGTTAAGCCTAAGCATTTAGCTGCGGTGAGACAACACTTGGTTGACCATTGGGGCGCTGTTGTCTATGATGGTATCGAAGCAGACGATGCTATTGCTACAGATGCTACAACCCTTCGTGACGAGGGTGTCATCGTTTCCTTGGACAAAGACTTAGATCAGGTGTCGGGGTGGCATTACAACTTCATTAAGAGGAATGCCTACTACATCACGCCTGAGCAGGCTGTACATAAACTGTATATGCAAATCTTGACAGGGGATGATGCAGACAACATCATTGGCTTGAAAGGTATTGGACCAGTGAAAGCTGAGAAGATATTGGAAGATGCTGTTGATGAATACGATATGTATCGACGATGTGTTGAAGCCTATGATGGTGTTGAAGAACGTGTCATAGAGAATGCACATTTACTTTTTCTACGTAGATATGAAGGTCAAGTATGGAAGCCACCAGTGCAAACAAATTGAAACCAAACGATGTGGCTGTAGTGCTACGTCCTCACTACAAAGACGGTGAAGATTGGGATGGAACTTTCCAAGTGTT